GCCGTTACCAGCGTAATATCCTGGTGGTGCCTGTCTTGGAACCTCGGCAGGTGGGTTGTAACCTGTGACGATACCTTCTGGGTAGCTATCTAGAGCCTCTTCCCACGTCCTAAACTGATCAAGATATTTCTTCCTGTGTTGGCCTGCAAGAACACTGCTTGGTGGATACTTACTCCATTCGTACACTGTAACTCCCACAGTGCCAGGCTTCTCTTCTATCGTTATGTCTCTCATCAGTGTATCGTCCGTTCGTCATAGTTCTTTTGCTCTAACGTCTCTATGTCTTGCAAACACTTTATTCTAAGTGGTAATACTACCATTATATTGCAGACACTACAGCATCTGCCATCCTTAAATGGCATCGCACTCTCTCCCTGATTCCAGTATATTTTGCCCGTAGCGGGGTCTGTCTTCTCTTCTATTTTGTTGCCACAGATGCAGCAATCTGGTGTCTTGTTCATAGTCTGTTTCCTTTTGAATAAAAAAAATGGGGCCCACACGAGAATAGCTTGCTGCTATTTCGTAGGGCCCCGAATGGAGGAGTAGATTCGACAGGCTACCTCGCGATAACCATTGTCTTCCCGTTAGTCGTAACAGGAACATGCTCGATGATACCGTCTTCTTTGACACCGAACGCGTCAGACAGCTGCTTGCCTTTGATCGCAAGAACTGGATCTTCGCCATCCTTTGTCTTCTTTTTGTAGACCTTGTTGCGACCGGTCTCGCTGAACTTAATGGTCAAGACTCCCTCTTCAATCTTGGAGTCGTAGCGATCACCGGGTCGAACCGTAGCAGGCAACTGCTTCTTGGTTAACCAGACTAAACGCTGACCTTTCTGAGTGTACAGTTTGACTGTAGCCGGAACAACTGGTGAAGCTGCTTTCGCTTCGTTTACTGCGGTCTGTGTTGCAGACATAATTAATCTCCCGATTAAACGTGTTGTACTCTTGAGTGAGTATATATATTATGCAATGACGTGAAACCCTAATAACAATTATAATTATTTATACGCGACATAACCAAGTATAAATATTATTTATTGTTCTGCATTGTACCAGTCGCTGCAATGACGCTCTAACATGATCATTGCCTCTTGCAGTATATTTAATTCTTCTGCAGCAGGATCGTTACTTTCTGGGTAGATATCTAGATTTGCTGTATCTTCGGCTCTTTGATATAACCGCTCTAATATTGTTGCTGGTGACGGATGTGTCATGAAATATATCTCGATGATCAACCAAATTAATTTTCGATTGAAATATAATTATAATTCGCCCAAAAAAAATGAGACAATAACAATTATTTATACATGGTCTATCAGTTGATAACAACGGCTTATATATGGTGGGGCGCTGTAATGATACTGGTAGTTTCACACTGTTTTATATATGGATTTGCTAGAACCTTACGTCGGGTTCGTGCACACACGCGTATTCTCTGGGATTCTGGCGGGGTTTCAACCCCCAATCGAACCCGATGTCCTGTTTTAAGCCCGAAATTGGGGTCTGTGTCCTGTTTTAAACCCGAACTTTAACGGTTTAGTATATTATTAACTGCTAATATTTGGATGAAAAAAAAAGGGGCCGAAGCCCCTTCGAATTCGTTGGATTAAACCGTCAAGACGATCTCTCCCTTTTTCGCTTTCGCGTCCAGCAGATCGATCTTGCCGTCCTGATCGTGGCCGAAGGCAGCCGTAATCCCTTTGCCGATCACGCAGAGAACCGGCTTCCCTTTCTTGTCCGTGATCTTGCGGGATCCGGCTGGATTCGCGGTCAGAACGATCTTGCCCTCTGACAGTTGGACGTCGAACCTTGCGCCGACGCCGAAACCGTACTTGGCCAGATCATCTTTGTGCGTCATCCAGATTAATCGACCGCCGCGCTGCGAATATAATTTAACGTTCATATTAAGATTCCCTTATTTAATCGAATAATTAATTTCATTCGATATAGAGATTCTAATTCGAATCGAATATTAATAACAATAAAAGATTTTATTTATTTTCGAATCATTAATAAGAATTATTTATAGATGGTAGCAAGCCAGGTACGTGGCCGTATAAATCAATAGCTAAGTATATAATTAAATACTAATATACCGGGGGGTTGTTCCGGTTTAGTTGAGAACATCTCCGGATTTTCTAAAAATCAACTTTACGGTATAACTTCGGATACATTCCGTTTTTTCTAAATTTTCCAGAAAAAACTAGGGTGATCAGCAGGTAGTCAGCTACGTTGCTCTTTAGCTGGTCAGCTGCGCTGCTGACGTAAAGAATAGTAATATATAAAGAATAATACTCTAGGGCTGCAGCTACATTATATAGGTACCTGTATAATCTGGGATTGTGTTGGTTATCTCTCATTATATGGCCCGCCCTGGAATAGTTTTAACTATTACACGTGATATAATAATAGCGTTCGTAATGGAATAGTTTGAACTATTACATGGGGGGTGATGAATGAATTCGACAGACTGTAAACCCGAAGCGGATAGGTCTGGACGTGGGTTTGATCCCCACCACCTCCACCAACATAGGAACTTGTTATGATGACAACCGAGTCGCAAAGACAAATTGCGGACCTCTTTCAAAATCCACGTAAAGTACAACGGACACTACCGTTCAATAAGGTCGCATCACATACCTATGGCAAAGGGGCTATGCCACTTCAGCAGGGTGATCCTGGACCAGGGGGTGACCCGGGTCCACCTTCACCACCTAGGCCCGATAAATACTGGGGTTATAGATGAACTTATTTGACCTGTTTAGTACAAGAAATTACGAAAAAGAACCTCGTGATCAAAGAGATTCTATCTCTTCTGCTTTTGGAGACTATGGACCAGAAAGGTTTAATCCAGGTAAATACCCGTGGGAGAGAGGTCCTGGAGCTCCTCAGAAGCAGGAAGGTCAAGCCTATTGGAATAAAGATAGGGTAGTTGTAGAACCTATAGATCCTGTACCTACCGGACCAGAATACCACCAAGATTTTCCTGAACCCACATGGCAAGATACCGCTAAACAGTACGGTCTAGACGCGTGGGATTTTGCTACAGAAAACGTGGGAGCTGGCATTGACAATGCTAGGGGCGCTATAGATGACCTTACTGCGTGGGATAAAACACCAGAAGGGCAGTCTGCGGCAAAGAGTGTTGCAGATGCGACAAATACTTACAAGATTATGAGAAATAATCAGGACGCTATAAGAGAGAAAACAGATAGAGCTTCTGAAGGAGATGGGTTCGGCTCTTGGATTGCTGACAAGTACAATAACGTAGATAATTTCTCCAGATTTTTAAGAAAAGGTGCCGAAGAGGTTCGTATACCTGTACCAGGCTCCGAAAATTTAAAGTTCGATAACACTGAAAAAGCTATGATGCGTAGCATGCCAGGCGGATTAATGTACGGCCCCATGAAGTATCTCTACGACTTAGGCGGCCAATCTTATGATAAACTAAGAGGATATTGGGACTGATGGATACACAAACTATTTTAGATATGTTTAGGCAAGCAATCAAAGGTGGCGGTGATCGCCTCGGGCAACAATTTTCTCCAGTTACAGACGGAGAGAGACAAGCCAACATGAATCAGCAGCCTAACTTCCCTGGTTACAGCACTCCAGCCGGTGCGGATGCTGGCCCTGGTGTAGACCCCACTTTCGAGCAACGTCAGTATCCTGGTAGAGAAGGTATAGCTGCTCAATTTGCGCCTCAAGGTGCTAGACCCATGGGATTCCCTGGGGTTGACGACATGCAACGCCATCGCGGCACTGGGTACACTGTACCTGATGCTGCAAGGCAGGATATAATGGCAGGTCATGACGCTGGCAGAGACTACGGTTACGAAGGTCCTGGTCAATACCCAGCCGACGTGGTTGATCGCGTTCTTATTGAAGAGCAAATGCGCCGCAGGAATAGAACCATGCCAGGTTCACCGGTGAATTACTAATGGCTTGGGAGAAAGGAAAGAGTGGCAACCCACGCGGTCGCCCACGAAAGTCTCAGAAAACTATGGCCCAGCTCAGGAGTCAGATATCTGAGCATTTGCCTGACGTTATCGAGGTGTTGGCCGGCGCCGCCAAAGAGGGCGACGTACAAGCTGCTAGAATACTAGTAGAAAGGTGCGTTCCATCTATGAGGGCTATAGACCAGAACGTTAACATTAACGATTCAATGCGTGAGCTTACAGATCTAGAGCTCGTAGACCTGATTAAAGAGTTTGAAGACAACTTGGAACAGGTTCCTGAAATAAAACACTAGGATATGTCATGCCAAAAGTAGAATTCCCATATAGTGCGTCTGGCCGTTCAGCAGCTCAAAAAGCTGTTGGTCTCCACCCTGAAGCTAAAATGTCTGGCGGCTCTGGTAATTACCCAAAGCCTAAACAGCCACAGCCACGTAAAAAGCCAAAGAGATCTGACGAGGTTCGCGGTGGTAATACCGCTTATTAACCATGGCTTTACTAAGCGTAGACACGTTATACACAACGTATGATACCTACACATCAGCGGATGCTTTAGATTATGCTCAATCACCGAGCACTTATGTTGAAAAAGGCACAGATTCTGCTACTTATTTTACGAAAGTAAAATCTATTACTGTGGCGGACGCTTTCGGCTACGCTAGGAATATATATACATCTGCTAGATTAAGTGCTCCACTTACTGCCGGAGTAACAACAACAGCCGCTATATCTCTTGTAAGTGGGGATAATTTTCCGTCTTCTGGTTATGCCTTGATAATGGCTGAGGTGGTATATTATGCCTCTACGACAGAAGATGCTACACCAACGACGACTTCTCTTGATACCCTGACAAGAGCCGAATCATATACTGTAGATGTTACTCATGGCGTTTCGCAGAGCGTATTTCCACTTGTTGCTGGATCAGTGGTTAGTATAGAGCATAATCAAGAACTAAACGTTTTCAATATAAATACTACAGCAACCATAACATCGTCTCAATATCCTTCAATTACTGAAGTTGGTATGTATACTATTCCAGAGTCATTGGTTGCTATGGTAAAATATGCAGCATGAGCTTATCTTATACGCTGGTTCACAGCTATCCAAGAGAAGAAATAAGGGCTATACTAGCAACAGAATTAACCAGGAGAGTTGCAGATGGGAAAGACAAATGGGTTGCTCTTGAAGGACCCCAACGGGAGTTCGTTTATAGTGAGCATCCTCACATTCTCTTCGGAGGCGCCCGGGGAGGATCAAAATCTGTTGGAATGTTGCTGGCTTTCAGGAGACACGCGGAGCTCTACGGGGAAAATGCTCACGGGCTACTATTCCGTAGAACTTACCCAGAAACAGGGGAACTGGTTAAATTAGGCCAAAGCGTATTTGTTAAAGAAGGTTGGGAATGGAAGGTAGGAGAAAGGAAGTGGATAAGTCCTAAAGGTTCTACACTGCAGTTAAAGCATCTAGATGAAGATAACGATGCTATGAAGCTGCAGGGTTTTTCTGTTACATTTTTAGGTTTTGACGAACTCGGTAACTGGCCGTCTCCTGAACCTATAGATTTGTTACAGGCTACAATGCGTTCGGCTGCTGGTGTTCCTACCCTGTTTAGGGCTAGTGCAAACCCCGGTGGGCCTGGCCACGGCTGGGTAAAAGAGAGATATATCGATGATATAGACGACGATAGAATATTTATACCATCGAAGATAACGGATAACAAACCGTTAATGGATAATGATCCTGGATATATAGACAGGATTAAAGCTTCTGGCCCAGAGTGGTTAGTTAAAGCCTGGTTGGATGGTGATTGGAATGTAGCTCCTGGAGCGTTTTTTGAATCCATTTGGGATCCAAAAGAGCACGTAGTAGAACCGTTCGAAATACCGTTGGAGTGGCGTCGGTGGAAATCCTACGATCACGGGTATAAATCCCCTGCGGGGTGCGTGTGGTTTACTCAGGATTACGATGGTTGTATATACTTGTACAGAGAGAGGTATTGGGCTGACAGACCTAACGTTGGGTCTGAAACTCCAATAGAGATTGTTGCAGAGGATATTCTATCTGCAGAAGAGAGGGAAAAGAAGTCAGGGATAAAATTTAGAGGTAGTATAGCAGATTCAGCCATATTTATGCAGGACGGCAGACATAAGTCTGTTGCTGATGTATTTAATGACTACGGTGTTGTCTGGGAACGAAGCGCGAAAGGTCCAGGATCTAGAGTCCAGGGACTTAACGAGTTTGTTGACAGACTGAACTCCAAATCCTTTAAGGTTTTTTCTAGTTGTAAGCATTGGCTTAGAACGGTGCCGTCATTACCGGCAGACCCAAAAAGGATAGAAGACATAGATACAAAAGCAGAAGATCATTTGTTTGACGCTACAAGGTATGGGTTGATGCACAAGAGAGCAAAGTCTATAAAACCTAAACCAAAGAAAACTGATCCTAATCCATTTACTCTAGAGTGGTTAGACAGACTTTCAGAACTTTACGAGGATTACGATGTCTGATTTAGAAATTAGTGGAATATCTTCCACGTTCCCAGAAGTGTCTACCTCCTCTAAGGGGTTGATACGAGAGTTCCAGAACAATGTAGCGTTGTCATATAGGAAATGGAAACGCCATTACAAGGAAATAGAACATAGTCGAAGATATGCGCTTGGCAAAACCACGTGGAGATCTCAAACTGTAACAGCCGGTCAAGCTAATCAAGAGGCTGGTAGAATTGTAAAAGGAAACATTATTCATGCAACCTTGCAGAATCTTCTTCCTTTAATTTACGCTAAAAATCCAGACATAAGCATAAAGCCAAACGAGCATGTAGACCCTAATGGATACGATTATAGGACTGCAGACTTGTTTGCTAGCACGTTGCAGGTGGTACTTAATAGCTGCTTAAAGAAAGCTGAACTAAAGCGTATAGCAAAGCAAGTACTAAGATCTTGCATGGTTAGTAAAATTGGTATCGTAAAGGTAACGTACCAAAGAGATTACATAAAGGACCCATTGGTTAGCAGGCAGTTGAACGACGCTCAGGAAAGTTTGGCTGCTCTTATAGATACAATAAGGAAAGAGGATGATGCAGATTCTCAAGATAAAGAAGCTTTAGTTCAAGAACAAAACATGATAGTTGAGAGCTTGCAAGAGCAGGCTATGGTCATGCGTCGTGAAGGATTGAACCTTGGGTTTGTTCGCCCAGAAGATTTCCGCATGGACACTTCTTTAGATTCTTTACAGGATTATAAGCAAGCCAGCTGGATGGCTAACAGAACTTGGATGACACCTAAAGAGGTGATGGCAAGGTTTCAGTTAGATAAGAAAGAAATAGAAAAGTTTACGACCTACAGGAGAAACCAACACGGTATTCCACAAAGGTTGACAAGAGATGCTAGCACAGGCGATTCTGAGGACGTATCGATCGCTATACCAATATGGGAGTATTGGGACAAGATTACTCAAACGGTTTACACTTGGGCAGAAGGTGGTGAGACATACATAAAAGCTCCTTTCCACCCATCTAAAATGGGCGACTGCTGGTTCCCTTTCTTTATCCTAGGTCTAAACTGGATTGATGGAGAAGAGTGGCCTATATCTGATGTAGATCTTTTAGAAAACCTGCAAGATGAGTACATGACGATAAGAACTCAGGCTGCCAAGCATCGCGACTTATCTGCTCCTTTTTATGTGGCTGATTCTAGTAGGATAAACTACGAAGATATAGAAACGTTCTCTAACGCTACTATCGGTGATATAGCTTTGATTAATGCTTCTGGCGCCGGTGTTAATACCGTATTCCAGCCAGCAGCTACTCCGCCGTTTAATCCTATGATATATGACACGTCTTCTATACGGACTGACATAGAGTGGATTAGCGGTCTTGGTGACGCAGCTCGCGGTTCAGTTTCTAGATCTAAGACTGCTACAGAAGCTAACATACTGCAAGAAGGTTTATCTACCAGAGTTAACGAGAAGGTAGATCTATTAGAAGAGTGGTTAACTGATCTAGCTAAGTTTTCGTCTGAAATACTTCTTCAGGAAATGTCTCCTGAGATGGTATTGCAGGAAGCTGGTGAAAACGCTTTTTGGCCTCAACTCGATAAGCAAACATTATATGATAGAATCAACATTGAAATAAGAGCTGGTAGCACTGAAAAGCCAGATAAGAATGTTGAGCAAATGCGTTGGATAGAGTTAATGCCTATCATAATGCAGAATATAGATGCTATTCAAATGATGAGAGCTCAGGGTATACCGGATGAGTTTAATCCGTTTATCAACCTTGTCAAGGAGACGTTTAAGAGGTTCGACGAAAGAATAGATATAACTAAATTCATACCGCCTATCCCACAGGATATAATGGAATACGCCTCGCAGAACGAGCAGATGCAAGCTGCTATGCAGGCGGGTGGAAATAGGTATGGTGGAAAACAAGCTCAGGCGGGTCAGCAGCCCGTTCAAGCAGGGGGGAGAGCAAGTCCTGAATTTGTTCAGCAGGAAAACTCTCCCGCAAACCGCGTAAACCAAAGATCTAGGAATAGACATAGAACACCAGATGATCTAGGTTAGTAAGGGAGAAAACAATGGCACAGCAGCCAGAACTTAGTAATGAAGAGCTTTTCGATTCAACAAAAGATGTGCTATCCCAAGCTTTTGACGGCTTACAGCAGGAGAAAGAGGGAAGTGACGGCGAAGATATAGAGTTAGACTTAGAATCATCTCCAACTTTTGACGAGGCTCAAAAAGAGCAGGAAGCCAGCAAAGATGAGCCGGTTGAAGAAGTTAAAAAAGAAGCAACCGTTAATGATAGGCCTAATGAAGAGGTCGTTGAAAAAGTTGAAAGCAAGGAAGAAGAAAAGACTGATGATGTAAAAGAGGTCGAGCTGTCTGATGACGAAATATTAGATAACTTAAAGCCAAAAGCTCAAGAAAGGTTTAAAGATCTAGTATCTCGTAATAAGGATTTAGAAGGTCGAGTAGAAGAGTTGGGCCCATCACAAGCTATGGCCGAACACGTCTTAGGGTCTGGTACTCAACCTGACCAACTCAATTTTGCTCTTGACATCTTTAAATCTCTGAATTCTGGAGATTGGGATTCTGCACGAGACGCCCTATCTAAGCTTGATCAATTCTCTAATGTCATAGCCGATAGACTTGGCGTGCAAGGTGATCAAAATAACGAAAAGTCATCGTACTCTGATTTCGAAGACTTGTCGAAAGCTGTAGACGACCTTGAGATGTCTACCGATTGGGCCAATAAGTTGGCTACCCAGAGGGTTCAAGCAAACTCTATTAACCAATCTAGACAGGCGTTTTCTCAACAAACCGAAGAATCAGGTAGGCAGCAACAGGCTTACGACGCAGAACAGTCTACAGCTTACGGCGATATAAAGTCTTGGGAGGATAGCATTAAAACATCTGATGCTGACTTCGAATCCAAACGTGATATAATGTTAGACATTGGAGAGAAGATAGCTAACTCCGGCGTGAGCCCCAGTAGTTGGCTTCCTCTTCTCAAAAATGAATACGATGTTCTCTCCAGAGGGATGTCACTTGCCTCGAAGAGAACAAACGCTAGTAAACAGGCTGGGCCACTAGCTCCTAGCAGTTCAAGCGGCGGAGCGGTTGATAGCGGTGAATTGAAAACGGCGGAGGTTACTCCAGAGTTTTTGCAACATCACTTAGACCAATTACACAACAGGTGAAGGGTGTAATAGCTGGGACCCACCCGACCAGCAGCACTAGACATGCATTCGTGCGGCAACCCTGTAAATAGACTAACTACTTTAACCAATAACAGGAAATATCATGGCAACAAACACAGCCCTAAATAGTAATGATATTACCCAACTGGGTTATGTAGCTCTTCAGAATTATCTGAAAAATAAACCTATCGATCAGGTAGCTCAGGAACGTCCTCTGCTCAAAGCTCTTACGGCTAAGAAAAAGCCTTGGGGTGGCGGTAAAGAGAATATTGTTGAGCAGCTGCGAACGGGATATGATAGTAACTTCCAGTGGTTTGGTGAACATGCAACTACCAAAAACACTACGGATACTGTCACCTATAACACTCGCGATACCGTACGTCAAGCGTACTGGCCGTGGTGTTCAGCGCACGATGGTTTCTATTTCACCGAAGACTTCTTACTCGGTAACGGTATTATCGTTACAGATTCCGCACCGCGGAATTCTTCATCTGCTGGCCTAGTCCAGCTAACCAATATCTTCAACGAAGGCATGGAAACACTGCGCCTTGGGTTTGAAGAGATTCTTGATCTTTCGCTTCATTTGGACGGAACTATTGACCCAGGTGGCTCAGGTTCTAGCTCCAGTGGTCGTATCATAAACGGTCTCGACTTTATTGTTGATATCAAAGATACGTCTAGCACCGTTGGCGGCATTACAAAAACTGCCCACACCGGCTCTAACTACTGGAACAACCATTGGAACGATGGCTCTGGACTCAATGATACTGGCGCTACCGGCACCGGTGTTACAACTGCTACTTTGTTAGACTCAATGACGGCTATGTGGCGTGAATGTCAGAAAAACGGCGGAAGCCCTGACATCATCCTCGCTGGATCGACGTTTATTGACAATTTCCGAGAAGCAGCTAACTCGGCCGTATCGCGTTATGCGGTTCAACCGACCCAGCAGGCACAGATGCCTTGGAATCTAGATCCTTCTGTTGAAGTCAAGAATGGTGGCACGTTCACTGGTCTTTACTTCCAGGGTGTTCCGATTCTTTGGGATCCGTCGTTTGATGGTGGATGCACTACAAAAGATAGCTCAGCTACTTACGCTTGGAAGCGTCGCTGCTACTTCCTTAATAGTAATCACCTTTGTCTGCGCCCAATCGAGGGCAATGATATGGTTGCTAGGAAGCCGCCGCGTCAGTACAACAAGTACGAGTACTACTGGGGTATGACATGGCGTGGTTCTTTGACGGCTAACCGTCTGAACTGTCATGGCTTAATCTGGAGTGCTGCGTAAACTTTTGGGAAAGGGGGAGCCTGATCGCTCCCCCCGACCCTTTTTTATAGGGAGATATCATGTACAAAATTCCTAGAATTTTGATTAAGATAGACAACGATCAGTTTACTAAACCTGCTAAACTAATACCGTCTCACGAATTGCCTTTTTATTTAGAAAGATACGGCCCTACCGTGTCTGTAGAAAGCAAAACAGAAGACCTGTTTGAGATTAGCGACATACACGAAGAGTGGACGAGGCTTACTGGCCAATATGGAGAAAACTCCGTACTAGCTGTTTTTGGAAGACCTCCCGCTGGTTTAGTAGATGCCTTAGATAACATACTAGCGAAAGAAAAGAATGTCAAGAACACTTCTAAGTCTTCGAACAGAACTAGCTCAGAGGCTAGGGTTTAGTGCGTCTGGATCTGCTGCTATAGCGCAGGTAGACATATTAAACTCTGCACTGCGCAGCGCTCAAGACCAGTTATTTTATGAGTTTGGTGATTTACTCACCAAGAAGATAAATGATACTACTCCTGGCACTACGGTCTCTGGAACCTCTTACTATTCATTCCCAACAGATTGCGATCCCTATAAACCTCTAACTGTTTCTATACAGCGTCAAGGAAGCGGTAGGTTCTATGAATTACAAATAGGTATCGGCGTACACCGCCATAATGACTTACCAATTCTTAATCAGATGGATCCCGTTAGGTGGGATGTTATTGATGATTCTGGAACTGCCAAGATAGAAGTATGGCCAGTACCTAACGATAGTACTTCTAACTTCAGGTTGGAATATAACGCTGGTCTCACAGCGTTTGCTGCCGATAATAACACGGCTACAGTTAATCCTCAGCTAATATTACTGCATGCTATAACCACTATGAAGGCTCATTATAGGCAGCCTGATTACGAGATATATGCGAATCAGTTACAGCAACTTCTCGGTAGGATAAAAACTATCGGCCTGGTTGGTGGCGGTTCATTCAGAAGGTATACGAAGCGCACAGCAAACTTCTTTCTCGACCCTGGAAACGATATGCAAATATCTACCCAGTCTCAATACGAGATTGCTTCCATTATCGCTAAAACCTACGTCACCTCGGTTGACTCTGGTTCTGGCTCTGACTACATAGTAACGAGTTAATATGACTACTATTACAGTCCCAACTATGCTGCCACGGTCCGGTCCTACCGGAGGGCCACTAGATGATGCGAATGATTTCTTTCATATAGCAGATTCTTCAACCGATAACAGGCTTCCAGCTGGCTCAGCTAAAAACTATATTTTAGAAGGAGTTAAGGGTGGTGCTAACATTACAGAAACAGTTAGTACTTCTGGTTATGATACAACCGTTGCTTTAGATACAACCGTAACAGGTTTAGTATCTGTAACATCTACTGATTTTGTTGGAGATTTAACCGGTGATGTAACTGGAGACCTAACAGGAAACGTTACCGCAACAAGTGTATTAACCGACGGAGTAACGGCTACTACTCAATCTTCTGGTGATAATTCTACAAAGGTTGCTACTACGGCTTATGTTGCTACTGCGGTATCAGCATCTGATACTTTAACTGAAATTCTTGCGAATGGTAATACTACTGGCGCTTATGATATTGTTGTTACTGCCGGTCAAAAAATTACTACTGATGATATAGAAGAAACTACAGCAGCCGCCGGAGTTACGATAGATAGTGTTCTCGTAAAAGATAATACCGTTACAGCAACCACATTTACTGGTGGTTTAACGGGAAACGTCACTGGCAATGTTACAGGCGATGTAACAGGCAACGTAACCGGAGACTTAACTGGTAATGCTGATACTGCAACTGCATTGGAGACGGCTAGAACAATAGCTGGTAACAGTTTCAACGGAACAGCAAATATAGATATAGCACTAGCTGATTTATCTAACGTTGCTTCTACAGCGCCAGGTACAGGAGAAACACTAAGTTGGTCAGGATCAGCATGGGCACCATCTACGGCGGGTGCAGGTAGCGTTATTAGTGTTGCTGTCGCCGGCACTGATGGTATTGATGTAGATAGTGGATCTCCGATAACTTCGTCTGGTACGATCACGTTAGGTTTATCCAGTATACCAAACACATCTTTAGCTAATGATTCAGTTACTGTTGCTGGTCAGACAGTAGCATTAGGAGCTTCTGCTGCAGTATCTATTAAAAACCTTTCAGACGTTTATGCGTCTATGACACCAACAGATGGTCAATCACTAGTATATGACACAACCAACGGTTGGCAAGCCGAAACACTAGCTGGCGATATAGAAGGTGTTACTGCTGGAACAAACTTAAATGGCGGTGGAACAAGCGGTACCGTTACACTAAACCTAGATACAACCATAACCGGATTAACATCGGTAACCTCTACAGGTTTTACTGGCGCATTAACTGGTAATGCAGATACGGTTACAACGAATGCTAACTTAACTGGCGATGTTACTTCTGTAGGTAACGCAACAACAATAGCCGCTGGAGTCATAGTTGATGCCGATGTAAGTGCTACGGCTGCGATAGCTTATTCTAAGTTGGGTACAATACCCACCTGGAATCAAGATACAACCGGAAATGCTGCCACAGCGACAGCTTTAGAAACCGCAAGAAATATAGCTGGTGTCAGTTTTAATGGTACGGCTGCAATTGATATACCGGTGACTGGTTTGTCGGACGTTTATACTTCCATGAGCCCATCTGACGGAGACGTATTAACTTATGATACAACCAATGGTTGGCAGTCAGAAACCCCTGGACATGCTTCAGGAACAGTTACGAGCGTAGCAATAACAGGTACAGATGGTATAGACGTTGATTCTGGCTCCCCTATTACAACCTCTGGCACTATAACTCTTGGACTGTCTAGTATACCAAACACTTCATTAGCTAACTACTCTGTGTCATACGGTGGCGTCTCCTTAGATCTAGGAGGATCAGATGCTACACCAGCGTTTGCTTTGGCAGATGCTACAGGTTTACCCTTGACCACTGGCGTAACAGGTAACTTACCAGTAGGTAATTTAAATAGCGGAACTAGCGCGACTAGTTCTACATTTTGGCGTGGTGATGGAACGTGGTCTGCTCCGGCAGCCACTGGCGATCCCGCGGGAACGGCTGTAGCTATGGCCATCGCTTTAGGAGGATAAAATGGCTAATACATTTAAAAACCAGGGCGCTGCAATAACTACTGCTGGCGCCATCGTATATACAGCACCCGCAGCAACACAATCAGTGATTCACTCGTGTTATATTAGTAATATAGACGGTACCAGCTCGGCTGACGTAAGTATAAAAGCTAGAGCAACGTCTGGAGATACTTATTACCACGTTGCTAAAACCGTGCCAGTACCAGCTGATTCTACTCTAGTTCTAGATAAACCAATAGATTTGGAAGCTACAGGCGATGTTTTCATGACATCCAGCGCTACTGGTGATTTAGAAGTAGTTATGGGAATCCTTGAAATAACATGAGTTATCTAGGCAAAACCCAACTAAAAGCGTCAGACATAAAGCGCTTTAACGTAACAGGCTCTACGTCTGCTACACATATTCTTTCTTGGGTAGCCCCCAACGAACAGTCGTTGATTATAACGATCAACGGTGTTAAACAACAGGAGGATGCTTATTCAGTCTCCGGTGTAACTCTTACCCTCACGTCTGCGCTAGTCACTACAGACAAAATGGAAGTGGTAGGCATTGTAGATATCGGTCAGATTGTAGTG